AACCAATTTATTTTGCTGCTAAAACCGTCAAAATACCGTCATAATTTCGGCAAAAAGAACAAAAATGGCTGCAGTTTCTTCCAAAATAACCGTTATTACATACAAAATGACCGTCAATAACCCGTAAAAACTAATAAATACTACACTATAAAAATATTAAAACTTGCGAATACGAAGGTTACCGAAGAGTAAAAACGCTTCATTAACCCCGATTACAGTTGACATGAACCCAATACAGCTACAGTTTGGCGTGGCTTGACGTTAAAAACCAAAAAAACGCAAGCGGAGGGCCGTAAATGCCGGGAATTTTGGGCGATGCTTCAACCACTCAACCAGATCCCACGCTAGGGCTCATCTCAGAGACACATCTGGCCGCGTTGCTTAACGTGAAGCCCACTACATTGCAAGGGTGGCGCGCTGCGCTCACTGGTCCCGATTTCGTGCGGTTGGGTAAGGGCGTTTTCTACCGACAAGCCGATGTTGAAGAGTGGATCGCCACGAAGATCACCCTCACAAACCGCACCTCCTAAGTCCACGCTCCTGCGGTCATGCGCACCCCTTCACGCCGGGGCCGCTGCTGAAGTCGGCCTGAGATCATGCCCGCCATGCCATTGTGCGCTGCGAGAGCAGCGTATTGCAGTGCATCAACAATGTGGCTGTAACGGTTTTTGTCCGGGACAGGGCGGCGCTGCCCACTCCTTGTCTTCGCGTAGCGGTAGCCCCCAGCCAGCGCACGGATCAGTTCGGGGCACCCATCACGGTCAATCAGGATGGCGGGTCCGCCGTCACGCTGCGCCAGCAGGAACGCCTCGATGGCCCGCAAGCGCGGGTCCAGGTCGTTGGTCGGTGCGGGGAAAGCCATGAACCCCATGCGCTTCATAACGTCGAAAGTTGTTTCCTCATATATAGACGAGCGTTGCTTCCCGGCGGGGTCACCCACGATAGCTATGGGGCGAGCGAGAAATCTCACCTCCTGAAGCGCCGGACGGAGCGAACGCTCCACATGGATTTCCAACCCAATGTCCTCGGCGATGACTTCGCGCATTACAAGCAGCCGCCCCTTGTGATCGAGCTGGCAGATGATGGAGCAGGGGTCACGACCGAAATCCTGACCCACGATCAACGGATGACCCATCACAGGCATCACATCATCCACAACGTGGAACGACGACTTGAAGCTATCTTTGAACACCGCAGTGCCGCTCGGGTCGTCGCCGTATTGGGCGTGGACATATCTTTTGCACCAGTCCTCGGAGTTTGAGCGAATGAAACGCTCGTAGTAGCTGCGCCCCTGCGCCACCCGTGCCGTCGCATTCACCGGCATCCTGAGCGTCTCTGGGGTCTGGGTGAGCCACTCCAGGTTCTCGGCAACGGGCTCCATGCCGCCCGGCTGGATGAAAATCTGCCAGTCAGGTGGTGTGTCCTGCGCCATGAACTTGTGCCACGGCGTCCCCTCCGAGGGCATATTGGTGTCGGCGATCATCCCAAAAAAAGTTGCGCCGCCCATCGATGGGAAAGGATAGCGACCCAAGCGGCCCGCCAGCGGGCTCACCAGAGCGCTGTCCATCTCGATACATTCGGAGAGCCACGCCATCGTGAGCTGCATGGAGAGGAGGCGGCGCTGGTCTTCGGGGGTGTCCAGCGGGATCAGGAGCCACTCACTGCGGACGTCACCTATAGATATGTAGATGGTGTTGTCGCTGACTTTGTACTCCGCGATACCCTCCAGCCATGACAAAACATCCTTGAGGACGGTGTCCTTGAGCTGCTTGAGCGTCTGTCTGACAATCGCCATCCTCGTGTGCCGGAGCCCGTCATGTGCCGGTGCTTGCTCACAGGCGCGTCGGAATAGCTCGAACAAACAGGCGGTGGTCTTGCCCGATCCCACCGGCCCAGCGATGAGCCGTCCGAACGCATTGCTCTTCATGAAGCGGGCGCAGGTGGGGGGAGCGGCGTAATTGATGGATGGCATCAGGAAAACACCTGCATGAGGATGACAAGGAATAGGGAGAGAATGGCGATGCCGAAGAGCAGCGCCATCATGCAGAAGGCGTTCAGGATCATGCGCAAAACCGCCATCAAACCATCTCACCATCGATAGTGACCGGCCCGGCGGTCTTCTCAAACTTCAACTGGTTGTCCGCCCCAAGGTTGATCGTCACGGAAAACTTCTCTCCGGTGGCCTCAACACCCACCCCTTGCTTGGTGAAACCAGCGAGATCGCGGATCAGTTTTCCCAGCTCGGTCTTCGAGTTCAGCGTCTCGTTCGCGTCGTGCATCTTCATGTAAGCCTCGGGGAGCCACTCCTCGATCATCGCTGCAGACTTGAGCTTGACGCGCTCATGGGTGTTCAGAGCGGACGACCATGCCGCCGTTTCGGCTTCCAGCACCTGTAAAAAGCGGGGGTGTTTTTGTATAGTTTCCCATGAGTTTGGGTCGATTTGGTGTAGTTCTAATATAGTTTTGACTGGTAAGATGCCCAGAGCAAGTTCTCTCGCAAGTTTCACGAGAGTAACTTCGTTGAAGGTGGGAACTATCTCTGTTGATTGTGCCATGCCGCTACTCTATAATGGTTCGGACTGCGGTACTATACTATAGAGTATCGCAGATGGTCGAGCCCCAGGGCGACGGAGACCTTGCCGATGTTCACGACCAAACGCACAGGTAACGATTGATGGCTGACACGCTCGGCCAGCGCGGCGTCCTGCGCGTCGTACCCCCCGCTCAGCTCGAAGCTGCCTTGCAGAAGCAGAACGAAGATCGCGCGAACGCGCAGGCCGCAGCCGCTTCCCCCGAAATGACCAACCTCGCGTCGTTCGTGCGCGAGCAGTATTCGCTCATGCGGAACCACCGCAACAACTCAATGTCGGGCTGGAGCGAGCGGCTACTCTCTGCGCTGCGGGCGTTTAATGGTCAGTATGACGCCAGTAAGCTCGCTGAAATCCGCAAGTTCGGCGGCAGCGAAGTTTACGCCCGCCTGATCGCCATGAAGTGCAGGGGTGCGTCGAGCCTGCTCCGAGACGTCTACCTCACCCCTGATCGTGCGTGGGGGCTCGCCCCGCCAGACGATCCGGCTATCCCCCCAGAGATCATCCAAGCCATCACGCAGCTCGTGCAGAGCGAGTTGCAGGGGATGCAGCAGATGGGCGGGCAGGCTCCTGACGCCCACGGTATTCGTGACCGCACCCTCCAGTTGATGGAAGCGGCGCGTCAGGCGGCGAAAAAGAAAGCCGCTCTTCAGGCAAAAATTGCCGAAGACAAGATCGATGAGATACTCACTTCCGGCGCTTTTTATAAAGCGCTCGCCGAGTTCTTGGTCGATCTGCCCCTGTTTCCGTTCGCCTGTATCAAAGGCCCCATCGTCAGGATCGTGCCCACGGTGCAGTGGGTGAACGGCAAAGCGGAGGTGCAGCAGACCCCCAGGCTGTTCTGGAACCGCGTCAGCCCCTTTGATTTGTGGTGGACGCCGGGCGTATCGGACATCGAGGACGCCGCTGTTATCGAGCGCACGCGCGTCACCCGTGCCGATCTCAACGACCTCTTGGACCTGCCGGGGTACAACCACGACGCCATCCGTGGCGTGCTGGACGATCACGGTCGCGGGGGTCTGGCCGATAATTGGGACAACACCGATGCTGAGCGGGCGGTCATGGAGAGCAGGGAGAACCCCCAGCTCAACCGCTCTGGCCTCATCTCCTGCATTGAGTTCCACGGCAACGTGCAGGGCAGGATGCTGCTTGAGTACGGGATGGATGAGGAGCAGGTGCCCGACCCCCTGCGCGATTACTTCGTGCAGCTCTGGTTGATCGGGCGTTACGTCATCAAGGCGCAGCTCTCTCCGAGCCCCCGTAAGCGCCATCCCTACTTCATCACATCATTCGAGAAGGTGCCGGGCACACCTGTGGGCAACGGGCTCCCCGACATTCTCAGCGATATTCAGGATGTCGCCAACGCCTCGTTGCGGGCGCTGGTCAACAACCTGTCCATCTCTTCAGGCCCGCAGGTGGTGGTCAACGATGACCGTCTGAGCCCCGATGAGGACGGCGAGGACCTCTATCCGTGGAAGCGCTGGCACACGCAGAGCGACCCGATGGGTAACAACTCGCAGGTGCCGATCAGCTTTTTCCAGCCCGTGTCGAACGCGCAGGAGTTGCTGGGGGTCTATTCGCAGTTCAACCAGCTCGCCGATGAGCTGTCCGC